GTGCCACTTACCGACATCAAGATCCGACAAGCGAAGGCAGGCGACAAGCCTACCAAACTTACCGACGGCAATGGACTGTATCTGTTGGTGAAGCCGTCCGGCTCCAAGCTCTGGCGATACAAGTACAGAATTGCTGGGAAGGAGAATCTCTTCGCGATCGGCGAGTATCCCACCGTCAGCCTGCAAGACGCGCGCGCAGCACGCGACGATGCCCGTGAACTCGTCAAGAAGGGACTGCACCCGGCACATGCGCGGCAGGAAGTGCTGTCGGCGCGTATCAACGAAGGCAAAGCAACTTTTCGCGCAGTCAGCGACGAGTGGCTGGAGAAGAAGCGAAAGACTTGGACCGAGCGGCACTTTGGCGAGATTCTGCGCATGCTCGAATCCGATGCGTATCCGTACATCGGGAACCGCCCCATGCGCTCTGTTACTGCCCACGACGTGCTTGCTTTGATGCGCCGGGTCGAAGAGCGCGGCTCGCCTTCCGTAGCGATTAAACTGCGCCAGTACGTATCCAACGTGTTCCAGTATGCGGTGATCACGCTGCGAGCCGATACAGATCCCGCATCGGTGCTGCGTGGCTCGGTCCTGAAACCCCCGACAGAAAATGCTCGGGCGTTGAGCCGTGAAGAGCTCAAGAAGCTTTTTCGCCAGCTTCCGACCTACAAGAGCAGACGAACCGCGATTGCGATTCGATTGCTGATGATGCTGTTTCCGCGAACGATCGAGCTTTGCCGTGCGCGATGGGAAGAAATCGACCTGGGAACCGCCGAATGGAAGGTGCCTCCGGAAAAAATCAAATCACGACGCCTGCACATCGTTCCCCTTCCCACGCAAGCGGTGAAACTGCTGCGCGAGCTGCAGGAGATGTACGGAAATCGCGGGTATATCCTGCCGATTCTGCATAGCAATCGAAAGCGCCCACACATGAGTCGCGCAACGATCAACCGAGCGATCGACTACATGGTTCCGGATAACCCCGAACCGATAACCGGCCATGACTTTCGGGCAACCGCGTCAACCAACCTCCATGAAATGGGATGGAAGGACGAAGTGGTCGAAATGCAGTTGTCGCACAAAGACAAGGACCGCACTCGCTCGACATACAACCATGCGAAGTATTTGCCCGAGCGACGGGAGATGATGCAAGCTTGGGCGAACTGGCTCGACGACATCGAACGAGAGGCACTCCAAGACGGGGGGCACGGCAAGTGACCTCTTCAGTGACCAATGATGCAGCAGTACCTGGGCGCTCTCTAGCAAGGGGCAATACAGGAAGTTACGCCGAAACCTAAGCCGTTACGCGCTGGCGGCGGCGTTTTCTGACATGGGGATACCCTATGGAGCATCGCACTTGCCCGCGTTAGAATAAATTGTGGAAAGATCCTGGTCAGAGGCCCCTTATGACAGTGTCCCACCTTCAGGGAGTGGCGAACTATGAGACGTGCTTGCAAGTTGGCGGCGAGCATGCCTTTGCCATTACCGGCGACGAAATGCCAGCGTTAGAACAGCTGGTTGCACCGGGGGGCACGGTGCTTATTCCTTTTGACGAAGCGCACAACGGCTCTGTCGATGGAACTTGGTCTCGGATTGCCCGGATGTTGAGCGACAAAGGGGCTACTTTTGGCTATTCGCTGTTGCAAACAGGCGTGTATCGAGTGCTGTGTACCATTCCGCACGCCGATAAAGAATCGGGGAATAGTCATTTCTGACGGAGGTCGAGTGACTGCTTGGGGTCGGTCGCTGCCGATCGTGACCACCGAACGCTAGCCGGACGGCGAACTTCGCGGGGCCACATCAGAGGCGCCGACGCTCGAACAGCGTTTCGTACTGGAAGTTGTGCATGTCCGCCGAACGCTGCGGCTCATGGAAAAAATGGTCTGCGCGGCCGAGCTGGAGCTGAAGAAGAACGGCTATCCCGATTCGTTCGCGCTCGACCAGCTCCGCAGCATGATTGACGGCGCTCGCTTCGACAGAAGCCGGCATTACGACCGGCATCGGCAGCGCTCAAATCTCGGCAAGAAGCGGCAAGAGATCCATCGAAATGAGTCGCGCCTCGATATTGTGTGCCACGGCCAGGTGCTCCTCATTGTCGGCCGAGAACACCTCATCCTTGATGCTGACAAGGATCGTCCCGAGCCGCCTCTTCCCATCTGCCGACAACACGGGAATGATCTCCTGCGCTTCGGGGATCTGTTGCACGGTCAGCTCCGCCGGCAGATAGATCATCCAACCGACGCCGGGACGATCCTGAAACGCCTGCTTCTCCGAATAACCGTCGGGCGCGGCCGAGATCACGGCCGGCAAAAACTCCTGTGCGGTCTTGACCACAATACTCGCCACAGTATCTTTGTGCTCGATGAACGCCCCGCGAGCGCCGAGCGAGACCGTGTCAGGGAAGTGCCCACCGCACGCGAAGACCTCGACCGATGCGCCGATGGAATCGTCCGTGCTACCGTCCCATATCCCGAGCGACGACGTTTCCTCGCCTCGGTATTCATTCTCCAGCGCCATTACCGCCGCGCTACTGGGCTGGCCATCGGCCGCATACACTTCGCCAGCCTGCGCCTCTTCGAGCGTATCGCCCTGCATACGCCACTTCGGACGCGCCAGATCCGGAGCCGCGGCCGCCATTACATCAACGATTGCGCCGACCTTCGCAAGTGTTTGCGCGAACGCGAACACCTCGATCCCGCCGGCCTTGATGAAGGAATCAATTTTCATGATGGTAGGAAGTTACGGAAAATACTCCGACTCAATCGACATGGTCTTGAACCATACCGCCATGCGCTTATAGGTCAGCGGCCCTTGGAAATAGTACCTTAGCCGCGTTGGCGGATTCACCTTGACCCGCATCGCGCGCTTGATCGCCTGATCGCGCATGTGACGAAAGCCCTTGAAGAACTGTTCGGACTTCGGAATAGATCCGTCAAGGAACTGGTCGTAGTTCCCCTTCGCCTCTTGCAGCAAGCACTCTTGCGGCTTGAATCCGTCAAAATCGATTCCAAGCCACTCCCACTCGTCACTCCACACGCAGTTCTCCGTATCGAACGCGAAGCCGGTTACTCGCGCTTGATATCGATACGCAGGCCAGTTGGCGCCGTGTCGGCTACGCACAAGTTTGCCGGTCTGTTCGGGCGGGCACTTCTTGCAGGGCGCAGTGGAGTCGGACATTGTGCGCGATTCCGTCTTTGCCTTCGCCTGCTCGTCCATCTTGCTAACGTCACCTCGAAGGCTACCTATCCCCGCTACTGCCGCGCCCCCCAGTAATGCGCTTCCAATAGCCGACAATGCCGGCCCCGCTTCCGTCGCTGCGGCTGCTACTAGGGGGATTAACGGTGCCGCCATGCGGGACTCCTTTCAAGCTATCGGGATGTTGGGATCGCCAAGTGATCTCTTGGACGTAGACTTGGAAACGCTCGTCAGCGGCGCGACCGGGCTTCGTCAGCCAAGCCCACGTCGCAGGCTTGTCATAGAAGCTCGGCGAATACGCCTCGATTTTGAGGAACTGGACGAGGTGATCGCTTTGTTGGATGCCGAGCGTCCGCGCTGCTCGATACGCATCCCATAGACGATGGTGAAGGTCGATGTCCTGTCCCAGAGTGGGATCGGCTTTGATCAGATCGCGCCGCACGCCATCGACGAAATTACGCGCTTCACCTTCAGCGAGTGCCGACAGGTGCGCCGGGGTGAGATTAAGCGGCATAAGGGTGCGCCCTGAAGAGCTGTCCGTCGATTTCTAACAGCCAATCGAACGTCGGAGAAAAGAACATCGTCAACTCGGTTGAACTGAGTGCCGGCGCGAAATGGCGCATCACGCGCGCGTCATAGTAGCGAAGCATCACCGATCGTCCGTCCGGCAGCGTACCGTCCAATCTCTCCCGAAGCTCGGCCGCGAGCTGGCTCGGTCCATAGGCGCTGATGATCCAGTTCACCCCATATTCGCTCTGCGCCAACTGCCCGAGCGCATGCCGGCAATCACCGTCGACAGCCGCGAAGTCGAATAGCCAAGGGCCGGCATCCGCGAGCGAAGCGTCCGGTGTTGCATCAAGCAACGCCATTGCCGAATCGCGCGCCCTGCGCGGCTCAGAACCGACCAACTCGGAATACAACAGACCATCCACAAGCGCAAACAGACGAACCGGAAGGCTCGCCCGCTGCTGCACCGCTGAATAGATATCTTGAATGCCCATCGCTGCTCACCCGCGAACGATCATCGCAGCCGCGTTCTTGGCAGCAGCAACCATGCACGAGAGACAGAATCCCTCTGATGGCTTCGGGGCAGCGAGTTCCAGCGCGACCGGACCTCCTGTCGCAGAGAAGCCCATTTTGACGAGCGCGTCCGACTCGAAGGACTGAAACATCTCAGACTGCGACGCGATCATCGTCGGGAGCGGACTGCACCCGCATGCGACCTTATCGCCTTCCAGCGCAGGTTGGTGCCCCATCATGTTACCGGGCCAACGCGGCCCCTCTGCAACGATGACGCCGACACGCTTGCACGCTGGACAAGTTACTTTGGCACCTACGTAGGTAAGTCCAACCCCGTCGCAACTCGTGGTCGGGATGCTGTCGACGACCACCCCGCCGCTAGTCGAATGGTCTCCGACTCTGAGATAGTTCCGCTTCACATGCAGGCCCTCTCGGTTTCTAATGATCCGACTATTACCCGAGCAACAGGCGGTTGTCGAGAGTCGGAAGGCGGCTTGACCAAATGTGACATTTAGCCAATGCGCCTCCCGCCAAACAACCCCGCAGAATTGCGGGGTACGCCACAGGAACGGACCTACTAGCGAGCCGTCCGCTAGAACAGACCGACCGGCTGCGCCGCGTCGTCCCAACTGAAAATGATCAGCTCGTTCCGCTCGACGCCCCTCCCTCCGCCGACCGTGTATTGAATCGGCACGGTCTCGATGTGAAAGCCGTCGAACACGCGCCGAATGTCGGGATGGTCATTGAGGCTCACGATCGCGCGCCCTTTGATCGACCGCAGGCGTTGCGCCATCTTCTCGTACTCGGCGAACGGAAACGCCACGCCATACCCTTCCGTCTCGTAATACGGGGGGTCCAAGTAGAACAGCGTATGCGGGCGGTCGTATCGATCAATGCAGGCAGCCCAATCCAGCCGCTCGATATACGCGTTCGCAAGCCGCAAGTGGGCCGCTGACAACTCTTCCTCAAGCCGCAGCAGGTTCAGTCCCGGCGGATGTTCGGTTCGCGTTCCGAACGTTTGCCCTTCCAGCTTCCCGCCAAAGCAACTTTTCTGCAGGTAGTAGAACCGCGCAGCACGCTGGATGTCCGTAAGCGTTTCCGGGACCGTGTGCTTCAGCCACTCGAATACCTGCCGGCTCGTCAACGCCCATTTGAACTGACGCACGAACTCCTCCAGGTGATGCTGTACGACGCGATATAGGTTGACCAGCTCACCGTTCACGTCGTTGATGACTTCGACCTTGGCCGGCGGCCGCAGAAAGTACAGCGCAGCCCCACCCGCGAACACTTCGACATAGCAGTCGTGCGCCGGGAAACGCGGGATGAGATGGTCTGCAAGACGGCGCTTGCCGCCGATCCAAGGAATGATGGGATTTGCCATTGTGAAAGCCGTTTTAAAACTTGGTGTAGAATCCGGCCCGCCTACCGGTAGGTAGCAGGGCCTTGGCCGATTCACTGGCGTAGACAGTGGAAAGGCGACCGGGAAGCGTGTTCCTGCACGCTCCTCGGTCGCCCTGTTTCTTTCGAGACCGCCCGGCCTCGATCGCCGCGCTACTGCGGCAGATTGGATTGCGCGTCGCCGATCAACGCGTCGTAACTGCGCTCGCACTGCTGGCCGGCGATGCCTCGCTCGTCAGCGATTCTCGCCAGCTCTCCCGCGCGCTCGTCAGCCCGGCCGAACACGTCGGCAAGCAGATCGAGGGCGTCGCCGGCTGCCGGGCTTCCGGCCGAAGCGCTGGCACGCCGGATGTCGGCAACGAGCACTGCGACCTGCTTGCGCAGGCCGTCAGCAGCAGCATCGGCAGTAGCGGCATCAGCGACCGCCTGATCACGTTTCTTTGCAGCATCGGTTGCGATCCCCTCTTGTGCCGCCAGCCGGCGGCGAATCTCGTTTCGTTCGTTCCGAAGGTCATCGATCTGCCTCGCCTGATCCGCGACCTTCGCGGATTGATCAGCGTCACGGTGTCCCTTGAAGTAACCGCAGGCCGAGCCGGCAACGACGCCGGCAACGACGAGCAGCCAGATACGCGGATCGATCCACGTCATGCGACCACCTCCCCGCCGGCCGCGCGATACGCGGCCAGCAAATGCTCGATGTCGTTCTCATGCTGACCGTAGCCGGCCCCCGGCAAACTGGCCCATACGTTCGACACCTTGGCGATGGCTTCACGAAACCGTCCGGCATCGATCAGCGGCAATGCGCCGTGCTCGCGCAACTGCTGCAGCGCGTACCGGTCCTGCGACACCGGCCCGAAGTCGGGCAGCTTCATCTGCGCTTGATAGATCCGCCACCAGCGCGTCAGGATCTGATAGCGGCCAGCCGCCGTCGACGGCACACGGATCTGCCGGTTGAGCACATTCGGATGTGACACGTAGCTGGAGAACAGCAGCGGACGCGACGCGGTCGAACCGACCAGCACGTTGTAGCCGTCGTCCGACTTCGCCAGCAACGCCGCGCCGATCTCACTCACCGCGACTGTGTCGAGAAACGCCACACGGTTCTTTCCGCCTGCGGCGGCAATACTGATTCGCGCCATCGTTACCTCTCCCCAAACACACGCTTCGCGTGCCGACGCAGCAGCACTTCGAGGTACTGCGACCCGACAATGCCGAGCGCGCTACCGAGGCCGAGCAGCGCGATCGGCGGCAGATCCGGGATCTGCAGCAGCGCAAGCCCGGCCACCATCGACGTCGCCGACCCCAACACGGCACGGCCAGCAACGAGCCGAAACGTCAGTTGCTCCCCGCCAACCAACACCTTCGCGATCCCGATCAATCCGCCCATACCGATCAACTCCAGAATCATTTTTTCGTGGTCTTGCATCGGTTCCCCTTGCCCGATAAAAAGAAAGGCCGCTCCGGTTGCCCGTGAGCGGCCTTCAAATAACAGTGCGCGGCGTTACTTCGGCGCCGGCACCACCAGATCGATCTTCTTGCCCTTCTTCTTCCCGTGTCCGACCTTCGCTTTCCCCTTGTTCCCTCCATTCAATGTGACGACCGTGATCCAGCCGCGTGACGCGAATGTGTGTTCGACCGACTCGATCAGAAACTCGCCGTCCACGCCCTTCTTGAATCCCTGCAGCGCGATCGTCTTTTCGGCCGACAGATCTGCGCGGCCGCGCATCGTCAGCCGGCTCGTCGACGTGTGCCGATTGAGCGTCGCCATTCGCGACGTTGCCCCCGCTTTCGCGGCTTCCGGACTGGCAAATGCGTGACGCTCTGTATGTACCGCGGACGCACCTGGCGGGGCGTCCGGATTCGGGATCGTCAGATCGATCTTCTTCCCGGTCTTGCGGTCATGCACCTTCGTACGCACGGCCGCGAAGCTCGCGCGATCCGGGAAATTGATGTCGTAATCGAGCAGGTCGCCCGGCGTGAGCGTGACGATCGGCAGCGGCTTGCCGCTCGCGCTCTTGCCGCCGCCGCGCGGCAGGACGATCAGCTTGCCGGCCTTGACCGTCGCCGTTGCACCGTACTGCCGAGCCACGCGCGTGATGAAGTGCAGATCGCTCTCGCCGAACTGATCGATGCGTGGCACGACGACGTCGACATCGCACGCGGCCGACCACTTGTTACGTCGCGCGACGTCGCCGACGATGTCGGCCAGCTTCGCGTTCGACCAGCTCCCGTATCGCTGCGTCTTCGACGTCGCGCGCATGTTCGCGGGCTTCCCCCGGATCACGACACTGGCCGGCGGCCCGCGCAATCCGACCTCGTCGACGGCGTACTCGCCGAGCATCGACAGTCCCTGCCCGTCCCATCCGATCGACACCTTCAACGTCGCACCCTTCGGCGGAAATTCGATGCGGCCGTCGCGATCATCAAGCGTGATCGTGCACTCGTCGGCGTCTAGACCGGGTTTGTCGATCGCCCGGATCTCCAGCACGCGATCCTGAATTACCTTCGTCACGTCCGAGCCGTTCGCGACAACCTGAAAAATCGCTTCCATCGCCCCTCGCTATGTCCAGAGCTGGACCGACTCGACACGCGGCGCATCGAGATCCGGCATCAGGATCTCGACACCGGCCGCGAACGGCTGCAGTTGATTCGCCAGCCCCGGATTCGCGTCGTAGACCGCCTCGACGGTGCCCTGCAGCGTCCCGTAGTACCGATAGCAGAGCGTGTCGAGCACGTCGCCGTCAGACGTTCTTAAAGTCTTCGCCATAGCGGCCGAACTCCACCGAGAATGTTTGTTTGCGCGGCATGCCGTCCGCGAGCAGCGCGTCCTGTTCCTCCTCGATCGCCTGCAACAGCCAGCGCCCGAGCACTTCGCCATCGCCCGTCGTGAGCTGCACGGGCTTCATCCGGCCGCCGATCGCACGCAGCCGGCTAATCTGCTTCGTGCCGGCCCCGAGCGACGGGAACACGACGCCCGATAACGTGATCGTCTCGCCCCCTTCACTGACCGGCTGAAGCGCCTCCTGACGATTCAGGCGCTCCTGAGACGCCACGCGGTACCGCGTCGCGCGTCGCAACTTGTCGTGAGCGGCCGTCGACAGATTGAAGTGGAACGCGTCGCCGGCATCCGTCGTCATCGTCATCAGGTGCGGCGTGCTCGACGACGCTCCGTCGACCAGACCCGACAGCATCGAGCCGACGCCCGTCGACTTGATCACGTCCATCACCGCCGAGTCCTTCAGGCCGACCGCCGCGTTGAACTGATTCCACGCTCCGCCCAATGCAGACTTCACGCTGTCGGCGGCAGCCCGCACAAGGGGGAAATTCGATCCGTCGACCGCCTTCAGAATCGAGCCGATCGACGCCTGCGTCGCATTGAAGCTGCGCATGACCGCGCCGACCTGCGGAAACAGATCCGACGCCACCGACAGCGCGCTCGTCGCGCCCGTCAGCAGCTCGGCCGCGCTGCTGAGATTGCCGGTCGCGAGACGCTGCAGCACGTCGACCGTCGCCATGCTTGCCGCACGGTTCCGGTCGAATATGCGAACCATCTGGCGCACGCGCTCGGTCGCGATGCCTGCCTGCGTCGCAGCCCCCGTGATTTGTCGAATCACATCCATAGCGCCTCCCTTACATATGCGGCGCGTCGAACATCGCAGTTCGACTGTTCGCCTTGCGTTGATGCTCGTCCAGCGCCCGCGTCAGCAGCGGACTGACCTGCGCGAGGAACTTGTTGGCCATGTCGGCATCGCTCGCCTCGATCTTCACGTGGAAGACCGGCGCGAACGTGTTCTTCTGGTCGATGCGCGGCCCGAAGCGGGCGTCTGCCGCCGGACTCTCAGCAGCCTTTGCTGCCTTGGCGACCGCTTCGGCGTTCGCGGGCGTCTCGTCCGGTTTCCGGCTCAGAAATTTGCTCGCGATGGCGCTCAATGCCTTGTCGCCGACGAACGTCCCGAGTGCCCCGCCAATCACCCCGACGACCGCAGACCCGATTGGCCCGCCGAGTGCACCGATCGTCGCACCAACCTTCGCGCCGATCACACCGCCCGCGAGACTGCCGGCGATGCCGGCGAAGCGGCTCGCCTTCCGCTCGCTCGTATCGGTGCTCGACGCGACGGCGTATGCTTCGCGAGCCGCAAGGCCGAACTTCAGAACGGTCCCCGCGACGGCCAGTTTCCCCGCCCACGGCGCAACCCGACCGAAGAGCGCACGTCCCGCGTTGACGACCCGCCCGATCCTCCCGAGCCGCCCCGCCCGAACTGCCGCACGACGCGCGGCTCGACCGGCACGCCCACCGCCCATCAGATCGCCCAGCCCGCCCGCATCGACGCCCCCGCCGGGCATGTTCACGACAAACACGCGCTGCACGCCACCAGCCGCGCCGGCAGCCCCGCCGATCGCGTCCAGTGCGCGCCCGACAGCACCACCCGCAGCACCTGGACCACCTGCACGCCCCGCAGCCCCTCGACCACCACGCGCCATCAGCGTCCCGCGCGCGATGTCGAACACGCCCCGCCCGATGCTCCAAAGTGCCTTTGCGCCACGGAACGCGAGCGCTGCGCCCGCGATGCCGACGACAGCAGCAGTCGCCTTCGGGGCGCTGTCTGCTGCCGACTGGATACCGCTGCCGGCCCCTTTCGCCGCTTCGCCGACGCGATCCGTGATCGGCCGCAACGCGTCGCCAATGCTGCGCATCGCGTCGTCCCATCGCTGCCCGACCTCGCTCCAGATCTGTTTCGACGTCTCCCGACGCGCTTCCAGATCCTTCTGGATCTCGCCGCTCGCCTGCTGCGCGTTGCGCTTCAGGTTCGAATACAGCTCGGCGTTCTGCATGTACGCCGTCAGTGCCGCCTTGACCTGCATGTCGTTGAACAGGTCGCCGGTCTTCATCGTCTCGGCGAACGCGGCCATCTGCGTCTGACGCTTGGCGGGGTCCATCTCGGAATTGAACTGCTTCGCAGCAGCCGCGAGCTGCTTCGCCTTGGCGGGATCGACACGCTCGATGTACGCGCGGGCGAGCACGAAAGACGCCTCCAGCGTCGACCAGCCCTTGCCGATCGCCTCGCGCATCTTGGCTTGATAGTCGACGCCGGCCTTCGCATAGTTGCGCTCGGTTTCGCCCGAGCCAATCTTCGAAAACCAGTTCTTCAGGTTGTTCGCGGCCTCGTCCGAGCTGCCGGCGGTTTTCATCTGCACCTGGAGCATCGCCCCGAGCTGCGTCACCGAGTCCTGTCCCGTGATGCCGATCTTCTTCATTTCGGCGAGCAGCACCGGGAACCACCGCGCCATGTCGACGGACTCAAACGACCCTTCCTTGCCGAGATACGCGATCGATTCCAGCGCTTTCGACATCTGCTTCGGGTCGACGATCTCCGCGTTCTGCTGTAGCGCTTGGATCATCTTCGCGGTCTCGACCGTCGTCGCTCCTTGGCCGATCGAGAACTTCGCAACCAGCGGCGCGAAGTTGAGCGCGCGATCCAGATCCATGCCGCCCGCGACCATCTGATTGACGGCGTCGGCCAGCTCGTTGCGGCCGATACCATTCGCCCCGGCATCACGCCTGATCCGCGTCCCCATCGCGGCTTCTTGCTGCGTGCGCGCGATGCCGGCCTTGATCGCGATGTCACGAATGATCGCCTGATAGTTCGCGGAGATCGTCGCCGGCACCGCGACGGCCGCCGTCAGCTTCATCGCATCGCCGATCACGCCGCGACCGGCCTCTTGCCCGGACGCCAGCCGCTCGCGGCCGGCAACCTTCAGATCCAGCCCGCGAGCGGTTCGCCCGAGTTGCGCATATGCTCGATCAAGCCGGCCCACCTCGATGCCAGCGTCTCGCAGCGATTTCAGGCTGCTGTCGAGCTTGCGGCGAATGCCGTCCGCCGCGCTGTCGCCCGCCGAATGCAACCGGCGGAACTCGTCCTGCAGGCGCATCGTCTCGCCGATCTGGCGCTGCCAGAGCCGCGAGTCGTTCGCCCGCTTCTTCATCGCGTCGATCTTCGACGACGTATCGGTGATCGCCTTCCCGAACGTCGCCGAGACGGCCCCGCCGATCACGATGCCAAGCGCTAAGTCTTTCGCCATCCCGGCCCCCTCAATCCGTCAGCCACCAGAGCATGTCGTCGACCGTCATCTCGTCGATCGACGTCGGCGACATGCCGTATTCACGCACCAGCCGATTCGCCAGTGCCTTGAGCGTCTTTCGGTCCAGCTTCGCGTACGGATCGAAAGGAGTAGTAGGCGTCCTGCACGCGCTCGTAATCGGCCATGTCCATCTCTTCGATGTCGTCGGGCGAGACGTCGGCGAGGTTCGCGAACAGGATCAGCTCCTGTTGCTCGGCATCGTTCGGCGCGAGCTTCTGCGCACCGCGCATGTCGCGCACCTTCGGCCGGCGCATCGTGAATTTGTCGCACTCGACACCATTGAGTTTGATCGGATAAGTGAGCGGGACCGTGACCTTTTCCATTGCGATTCCTGAAATGAAAAATGGCGAGCCGTCGGCTCGCCATTGATTGAATAAAGTAGCTTTGCTGCATGACGTACGAATGACGTCGAGTGACGTCGACGTGGCAATTACATGCCGAGACCCTTACGGACTTCGGCGAGCTGGTCGACGCCGTTGATCACGCGCTTGCACGCGAAGATGTCGATCTCGTGCACGATCTGGCCCGCGATCTCCAGCTTGTAGTAGTCGCACGACACCGAGAATTTCGCCTCGTACTTGTCGCCCGGCTTCCAGTCGCCCGGATCGATTTCATGCAACATGCCGCGCATATACGCGGCGACGTTCTTCGTCTTGCCGCTGCGGTCCATGAAGACTGCACGAAAGACGGCGTTGAATGCGCCCTGATCGACCAGCCCGAAGAAGCGCAGCACTTCGTATTCCATCGTCGACATCGCGAACGATGCGTCGAGCGCTTCCATGCCCTGATCGACCTTGATCGTCGCATCCATCCCGCCCGCGCGGAAGTCGTCCGTCTTGATCTTCAGCTTCGGCGGCGTCACGCTTGTTGTGCGACCCGCGTATCCGCGGCCGTCGACGTGCGCGGTGCAGTTGTACAGAGTTTCCGGAATCATCGTTCCTCCCTTAGATCTGGTTATCCAGCACTTCGGTCAGCCACTGGTTGGTGACCTCAAAGCGGAAAATCGGGTTTTCGGCCGGCGGAACGTCCGTGAATCGGATGTTCCAGTACACCTTGCCGTCTTCGAGCTGGCTCGCCGTGTTCAGCAGCGGGTCCGGATAGACCTCGAAGTTGATCACGGCGCCTTGACGCTTCAGGTCGCGCATGAACGCCTGCAGCCCTTCGGTCACGTCGCTAACGTACGTCGCCGTGATGCCGCGATCGACCGCCCACTTGTGGCCGGCCTGCACGGCATCCATGACGATGTCAAGCGTGCGCACGCGCGTGACGAACTTCCATTTCGGATCGGCCGACAGCGTGCGGTTCCCCCAGAGGCGATAGCCGCCGTCGCGAATGATCGTCGTGATGTTCGCGTTGTTGAGCAGGTTCGCGCGACACGTCTCGTCGCCGTCGAGGTATTCGATCGGCCGGCCCGTGCCCGTGATCTCGACGATCTCCTTGTTCGACGGCGAGGCCCAGAAGCCGATCTTCGCGTCGGTCTGGCAGAAGAGCCCCGCTGCGTATGTCGACGCCGGCAGTGCGATCTCGCCGTTCGTCGCGTTGTCCCACGCCTTCGCGCCCGGGTCGACCATGTACAGGCGCTTGCTGCCGAAATTCTTCGCGTATGCGATCGCCGCCTCGTCATCGACGTTCGGACCGTCGATCACGGCCATCGCACGCAGCTTGCCGGCGAGCGAGTCAGCCGCCGTCGCGACCGGCTGCTTGGACGTGTGCCCAGGTGCGATCAGCAAACGCGGCTGTGCGTTGAAACGCGACTTCGCGTCGAGCAGCGCCTGCATACCCGTGCGTGCGCCACCCGCCGAGACACCGCCGATAATCGCCGACGTGAGCTGCGCCGCGTCCGCCGCTGCCGGCACGCCAACCGCAATCACAACCGCGCTGCTCTGCGCGTAGATCGCGCGGGCAGCCCGCGCGATCGCGCTGTTTTCGCCAAACGCACGAACCGCCTCGCCGTAGCTGGTCAGTTGGACGGGGACGTTCGGCTGCGCCAGACCGGGACCGGGCGTATACGTGTCGGTCATACCAACAACCGACGACGACGGCACCGCAATCGTGCGCGGGCCGCTGTCGACGATGGTCGTCGTGATGCCGTGGAAAAAGGAAGTCGCTGCCATGCGGATCTCCGGAAATGAAAAAAGCCGCTCATCGGAGCGGCTTGAAACGAAACGACGCCACCCGGACGAGTGGCGTCGGCAAAGTTACTTTTTGGCGGTCTCGCCCGACTCGGGCAGCGGTTCAGCTTCGTCGACATGAGTCGGCGTCGCAGCCTCTGCTGCAGCGCGGTCTGCTTCGGCCTGCTTCGCTTCCGCTTCCCGCTTCGCAGCCTCTTCGGCTTCGCGAGCCGCTTTCGCCGCTCGCTCGGCCTGTACCTTCGCGAGAATGGCATCCGGATCGGGTTCATCCGGCCACGCGATCTGCGCCGGAAAATCCCGCGACTCGACAACACGCACCAGCGCAACCTGATAGTCCGTCCACGCATCGAACGTTGCCGCTTCGAGATCCGACAGCCGCCCCGTCACGCGCGCGTCCGACTTGCCGAGATTCTGCTTACGCGCCTTCTCCAGTCTCGCGAAGAAGTCGTTCATCGCGGCTTCACGAACCTTGCTCGCCACGATCTCTTCGTCGATCGCCCAAGCGCCATCACGCCACACATGCGCGTCGGACGGGCGCGGGACTTCGGTCAATCCCACCTCATCCGGCGTCACACCTGGGACCGTGATCTCCGCCACAGCACCGGACTCGGTGCGGTAGAGGCGCACGCCGCGATAGTCCGGCAGCATTTCCCACTTGTCGTTGCGCCAGAACGGCCACGTACGTGGCGCACGCTCGGGCAGCGGTTCGAGCGTGCAGAACGCGGGCACGAGATAGCGGCTGGAATTCATCGGATCGACGTCGGCCAGAAAACTCACGATGTACTGGCCCGTCAGACTGTCGTATTGATTGCAAAGCATGCTCTACCTCACTAATTAGAATGCTCGGATCATGGCGAGCACGGCGATGTTGCGCATACGCGCCTCTGCACCGCCATCTGCCGCCACCGTAATGGCGTGACTGTGTGCCCCTGCTCCGTTCATACCGATGTTGTGCCCGTGCGCTCCAGCACCGTCCGTGTCAAACGCGTGTGCGTGGTCGCCGACCGCAGACGTACGCGCATTGCGAACCTCGTTATCAATCGAGAAGACGCTAGCTACACTGCCTCGATCAGTGTCCCCGCCGTATTGAGGAAGCGGATAATTGATCTGGTGATCGTGGCTACCAGCACCGGCCGTGTTGCCGTGGTGTGCGTGAAAGCCCTGCGAATCGGTCCAAGCGCCGTGCACGTGATCGCCGACCGCGGCAGCCGAAGCGCCGTGCGCGTGCGAGCGGTTCTGGCTGTCCTGCCACGTCCCGACTCGTCGGCCAGGATCGGCACCTCGACCGACGTCGGCACACCGAATGCCCTCACCTCGAAACTCCGGAATCCGGAACGTGGTAGCTCCGTCGCCAGTCGAGAACGAAGCCCAATTGTTGCTCGCCCAGTCCTTCTCTTCGACCAGCGTGCCGCTGCCTTGCGCGTATGCCCATAACGCCGGATAGTCGGCACGATTCAGCAACGCGCCGTTCAACGTGAGGCATCCAGCACGCGGCGCTGTCCGGGACTCGAAAATGATCTGGCCGATTGAAGCTGATGCGATCGCGTCGACGACGAACGCCGTCGACGCTGCGTTGTTTGACCTATCACCGGCGGCAGGAGTCGGTACCTGAACCGCACGATCAAAGATCGTGCCCTTGTCCGCCGTGAATCGGACCGTCACCCTGCCGTCACAGGTCACGCCAAACGCACCGTCCGCGTAGTGATACAGGCCGGTATCCGAGGCCCCCTCATTGCTGAACGTCAGCGACGGATTCTGTGGCGTGCCTTCCGCCAGAAATAGACGCGCGCCGGTCGCGAAGGACACCGTCGACTTCATCGTGCCGCCGAGATTTAGATCGAGGGGCGTCAGGTTTCCGGAATGCCACACAGGCTGACCGTCGATGCGAAACGTTCGGTTGCCGAAGTAGTACTGGAAAGCTCCCTGAGTCCCCGAATACCAGCCGACGCTCTCTGCGTTGCCGTAGAAGTACCCGCTGTTCTGACCCAACAGAACCCGCCCCTCGCCCGCTGCCCGTTTCAGGGTGAGATCGCCAGCCATATCGACCGGGCCGCCGAATTTCGTACCGAGTCCGGTTCCGTCGATCGTGACGACGCCGGTATCCAGCGACCACGCAAACGGACGGTTTGTGTTCCACGTGCCCAGCGGATCGCCCTTCTTCGTCTGGAGCCAGTACGCCGAAATGCCGTCGTTACGCAGGAACACCCCGTAATTCGGATCAGTCACACGAAGATGTCCACCGTCCCCGCCGTCCATGCCGGTAATTTGGACGCCGTTCGCGAACGACGCCCGGTAAGCGACCTGCATCCCGTCCCGACCGTTGTCGTCGGTCGTCCCGAGCAACAATCGACCGGCCGGCGTGAACCGACCGCGTTCGGCCGCGCCCGAGTTGAACAACAGGAAGCCGCCGGGATTGAGCGTCAGATTGTTGCCCAGCAAGACCACGTACGGCACTCCGTTCGCGCCGAGCTGCAGATGACCATCTGCCGGCGAGAACATGCCCGTATCCGGATCGCCATCGAAGGCATACCCTACGTTCTTCGGGTTGTTGCCAGCGATCGCGCCGGGCTTTCCGAGCAGCGCCCCCGACACCGCACCGCCCGACTTGTCCAGCTTCCCGCTCCCGAGACCTGCGACGACCTTGTCGGCCGCGTCCGCACGATCCTTGAGGTATCGCGTCCGGTTGCCAAGTTGCTTGAGTGCGATGTTGTCGACGCCGTCCGGGCCACCCTGCACCGGGTCTTCCGTCTCGAACTGGCGAATCCCCGGTTCCCACTTACTCTCTTCCTTCAAATCGGCCATGTTCCGATTACCCCTCGCGTATATTGACCGTTGCGCGTCGCGAGTCCGTTATGCCGGATCGCAACCTCCGAAAAATCGAGCCACGCCAGCGCACTGCGGGCCGGCGCGTAGCGTTCAATAGCCCGCTTCAGGTTTTCCCCCTGATCCCGCGTCACCGGTTGCCGCAGCGTCACGATGTACTCGGCCCAAGCAGTCGAGCCGCCGTACCGATACCGGCCGTTCCGCTTGAACGATCCGTCGCGGCGCTTGATCTGACGCCCCTCCTGAATATCGATCTCGCCGAAACCGAGCCGTCGAACGATCTCGCGAATCGCCCACGGCGTACCCTTGCGCTGGTAGATCGCCAGCGATGACTTGATCAGTTCGCGTCGTGCGTCTTCGGACTCCGCCAGTTCCCATCCGTCGACCGCGAGTGACCACGCGAGCCACGGCAAAAATGCAACCGGACAGCGATCGGCGTCCCAAAGCGTCCGGATCACATCCGGATCGACACTCGGCCGCATCACCTGCGCGAGCGCCGCCTCAAGGCTGGTCTGGTTTGTCGGCAGCAGCGCTTCAGTCGTCATCGTTCACCTTCGGATTGAGTACGATAGACGTGCATCGCGCGAACTGGTCGATCGCACACACGACGTCAGCCGTAGGCGACGTCAGATCAACGCGCACGACGCCCGATTCCTTCGGATGCAGCGCCCCGGTAATTGCCGACCTCGGCATACCGACCCGCAATCCCCCTCCTGCCGCAACGGCGATATCGAGATCCTGCCGTCGAGCAGCGAGCACGACACCCGGATCAGGGCCGCGCCCGACGTACACGTCGGCGACGATCGCGTAATTGACCGGCCGCGCCGGCACGACGAGCAGTGTGTCGTTAAGCGGCCGACGATCCTCAGGCGTAAGCGCACTGCGCACCGTGTCGAGCAGTGCAGCGCTCGCGACTCCATCGTTCGAATACGACTTCACGACCACGCGCACGACACCCGGCTCGGGACGGTCGACGCGCACGTCCGCGACGTCCGCTGACGCGTCCATCGCGAGCGATCGATACGAGCCTGACGGACCGGCCGTCGACGCGCGCTCGATACCCATCTGTGTGCGAAGTCGCAAGCGCTCGTCGCGCTCGTACGTGACGGGAATCGGCGGGTGTGCCTCCGGATCGCCGGGGTCGACAATCTCTTTCTTCAGGTTCCAGAGCGCCGCGAGGTGTTCGAGATCCGCCCCCGTTGCATAGGCCAGCAGCACGGCACGTCCGGCATCGTTGACACGCGCCCGAAAGCGGATTTCTTCGTACGCGGCCAGCTCCAGCAGCTTCACGACCGGGTCGGATTCGAGCGCTGCGGTCCAATCCGGATAGATGCTTTTGAAGTGCTCCAGCTTGCGCTGATACACCTCCTCGAAGTCGAGCGTTTCGACGAGATCCGGCGGATCAAGCGCGGAAAGATCGATCACGGTCATATCGTCACCTCGAATACAACATCGTCGCCGTTGTACTGCCCGGCGATCCGAAAAGTTACTTTGCCGTCCACAACCGACAGCGCCTTCACGCTATCGAGCGCGATACGCGGCTCCCACCGTCCGATCGCACGCGCGGCTTCGGCCTGTGCCGCCGATATCCATCCGCGCGTGACCGGCAGGTCGACCATCGCAGGGAGATCCGATCCGTAGTCGGGCCGCTGGCGACGGGTTCCCTTGCGCGTGCTCAGAATGTCCGCGATGCTCTGCACCAGATGCTCGACTCCGCCGATCAGTCGGCCCGTGCGGCGACACATACCGACCAGCGCGACCATCACTGCGCCTTCGTCGGAATGCGCTTGAAGCACTCGCGCGATTCGAGATACGCGATGTGCTCGGGCTCCGTCACTTCCGTTTTGCCGGCCAGTACGGCAACGTGCGAGCCGTCAGGAAACACGATCACACGGCTGCGGAATTCCGTATCGATGAACGTCACGGGTGCCGCCGCCCCGCCTTGCTGTACGTCTTTCGGCATAATGGACCCCACAAATAAAAAACCCGCACGAAGCGGGAAGTTGAAAATCTTAGAATTAACGATGCTTCCACAGAAAATCGTACAAACCACAACATCTTCATACCGAGATTGATATGTACAAAATTTCTTCCGCACGAAGCAAATCGAGGCTTTCGAACATAGTGCCTCCTACACCCCCGTCGATCTGGGAGCAGATCAGCAATTTCTTCCGGCACCCTGCAATAGTCGTTACCCTCGGCTTTTTCTTTTCTGGAATAGTTGGAGCATGGATTACCCATCTCAACGATGCTCGACAGAAGGCGAACGAGGCCATTATTAAAAATCAGGATGCTTATCGGGGGGCAATGGACGACTTTCAAGTAGGCGCGGATACAGTTTCTGCAGGAATCAACCACATCACACTCAGACTAGGCAGTTCAGGAAAAGCAACCTCACTGCAACGAGCAGAGCAAGACTATTTGTCTTCGTACTTGGTATGGGCACAAAAATTTGCCAAAGATAGAAACATTATCGAGCAACAGTTTGCCAGCACTCCATTTGCAGTCGAAATGAGCAGAGTTCTAACAAATATCGAAGGCGGTTTCGAGGCCGTCGATTCCTGCATTCAATATCACGTTGCCGTTGCGAACATGCTTGACGACTACAAACCGCAACCAGCAGAGTGCAACCTTGCTGACGGCTCCACCATCAATATTCGGGAATTGCTAACAAATCTGCGCGTCTGCACACACGCGGTCACAATCTCGCTTAGGCCGGACCCGCGTCTTGATTTCGCTACGGAAGACGCCACCCGCGCCTTCCTCAACATAAAGATGTCCTTCATCCGGCAATACTGTCCGGCGAAGAAAATCTCAGCAGGAACGGATACCCCGGTATCGGCCCCAGAGCAAAAGCCGGCCACGTAAGATCAAGTAATCGGGCGACCGACCGGTGCGCCGTCTCCTTGTTCCATGTGCCGATGTTGGCTGACGGAAATGCCAGCGGCCTCGACATCTTCGGTGAAAGCGGCACCACCTTGCACCTGCACGGCAACACCATTAGTTGTCGCGGCTTTGCCGCGCATGCCACCGTTAAACGTCAGCAATTGCTCGGTCGTCGTATTGCCTGTGAACGTCGAGTCCGGAACGTCGGCCAGCAGCTTCGCGCTGCGCAGCGTTGCGCCGTCCGCCTTCAGCTCGAACTCCGTGCCACCGATGCGGAACACGATCCGACCACCGGCCGGCACCGACAGCACGTATTCGTGGCTCGCATGGTTGTACTGCTCGAACGCGCCGTCCGGGAAGTCGGTCGCGGTCTCGTCAGGACTCGATCGACCGGACCCGCCGTGCTGCTCCGTGTAGTAACCGGGCGCGACGAACGCACCCGCGAGATCGCCGGACGGTGCCCACAGGGCGACCTCTTCGTCGACGGACGGCGGACGCCAATGCCGTACCTTGCCGGCGGCACCGGCCTGCCATTTGAGCCAGTCGCTCACCCAATCGCCGACACGGACTTTCACGCGCGGCGGGTCGTATGTGATCGCCTCCACGACCGCGGATTGCGTCAGGCACGCCATACGGCGATCCATTTCGCCAAGCTCGAAGTCGCTCACACGTCACCCCTGTTCCGCTGGATTCCAGTAGTGGTCTTCGTGCCCCGGCCCCGTCTCCGGATCGACACCCCACACCACCGCACGCCCCTTCGTCGGCGGCTCGTACGCATCACCCAGGTCGAATTCGTGCATCCACTCGACAAGCCAAACGAGATACGTATCCAGCTCGGGCCGAAACGGATCTTCACCGGCCGATCCGACCTGCTTGCCGGGCGTCATCGGCAGCCCCCATGTCGCGCCGTGCACCGTTTGCAGCACGCGCGCCGATAGCTCGCGCACCTGGACCTCGGCATCCTCCACCAGCGGGTCGACGATCACACGGGCCTGCATGCGCGCGATCAGCGGCACGCGGCCCGTGCCGTCGTCGTGTCCCGGTTCCAGCTCCGCAAGCTCGATCGCGACAAACGGCGTGTCGATCGACTTGCCGATCTTCGGATACGCATGGATGCGTTCGAGATCCGGCAGGCGCTCGCGCAGTCCTGCCTCGATTCCGTCGTGCAGTTCTTTCAGGTTAGCGAGCACGGTTCATCGCCTTATGCAGTTCATAGTTGACCTCTTGCCGCAGGACCGTCATCAGCCGCGCCTCGCACGCACGTGCAGCCCGCCGAAATGCCGGATCGCCCGTCTGCGCCCACTCGACCTTCACCACCTCGAACGGCGTTCGCGCCTTCCCAATGCGTCGGTAGATTGCGCCGTCGGGCTGCACCTTGGTCTTGCGCCACGCGCCCTCGAACAGCGATTTACCGGCGCGCATCCCCTTCTTCGTCCGCCGTACCGCGCCGAGCCGATGCGCCTCGATCGGATTCAGCCCGAGCCACACCTTGCCCGTATCGAGCGAACGCATAAAAAAGTACATCCGCTGCCGCAGCAACTTCTGTTGAATGCCCGTCGCGCCGCTGACCTCTTTCGCCGTCTGGCTGCGAATCCATGCGCCCGTCTTGCGCAGTGTCCGACGCCATGCTGCCTGCATTGATGCAGGCGGCAGGCAAGCGAGCGCTTCGAGCGCGCCCCTTACGTCGATCTCGACCTTCAGCAGATCCATCGTCACCTCAGAATCAGGATCGTCCAGCCCGTGCCAGCCGGGCGGACCTCCAAAACGCGGAACCGTTCGCCACCCGCTTCGACGATGCTGCCCTCGCGCACGCGTGCCGCATCGTCGTCCGTGATGTCGAGGATCGGCGCAACGAGCTGCGTGCGTTGCGTTCCGAGATCCGGGCCGAGCCAAGGCGCCTTGAACATGCCCTGTAGCGGTTTGCCGTCGATCGTGACGTCGTCCGACAGGTCTCGCTTCACGGCCGTGTCGACGTCGGCCATCAGATCCCGGAACGCCATGTCACGCCTTCAGCTTGACCAGCGCCTTCGGGCGCGTGCAGAGGTGGATCGGGTTCGACTGCGCCTCGATCTCGACGCCCTTGCCGAAGTCCATCAGCTCCTGCTTCGCGTAGTACGGAATGCCCGTCGTGTTGACCGCCTCGACGTAGTCGGCCGGCGCGAAGCGCGTGATGAACAGATCCGGCACACCTTCGGGAATCGCGTGCGCCTCGTCGTCCGCCACATAGCCGACATCGCCGACGCGACCGCGATAGCGCTCGAACGTGCAACCGCCGAAGTCGAACGCATCGCGCGCATCGCCGCGCAGCGACGCCGCCATCGCGGTCGCGAGGTACGTCTCCTTCACGGTCTTCGCGGCAATCAGCTTGTTCCAGAACACCCGCCCGCAGAGCACACGCACGCCCGTGTACGTCGTCGCGCCCAGCGCATCTTCGATCGCGTCTTGCACCTCGACGCACTTCACGCGGATCTCGGTATCGGCCTTGCCCAGCTCGAACGGGATCACCGTCTGCTCGATACCGAAGTACTGCAGCAGATCGATCAGTACCGTCTTGCCGTCCGCATCCAGCACGGCACCCTTGATCGCGCCGATACGATGAAATTCGTGCGTTGCGTCGAGCTGGCGGCGCATCTTCGCGAGCCGGCGATTCACGACGGTCTGCAGCGCCTCCAGCTCGGTCTCGGAACCGAACGCGCGCAGATTCTGGATCTCGTCCGCCTTGATCACCGCACGCTGCGGCAGGTGCACCGTATTGAACGGGATCATCTTGCGCTTGCTACCGGCGACGACGGCGGCCGGCGAACCGCGCTCGCCAGCCGCGACGAGTGCGAGCGTGTCGCCGTCGCGCTCGATCTGGATCGTCGTCGTCGTGATGCCGTCCTCTTCGAACAGGCCGAGTGTGCCAATCCGGCCGGGAACATACGGCTGATCGTTGATCGCAGCACTCAGGGATGCGAGCGAAAACGCATCGTCTTGAAACAGGGCGATATCCGCCATACAACCTCCGACATGAAAATGGATACAAAAAAGGCCACGCGGTCGGCGTGGCCTTGAATGGGGTGTGTTGCGATCAGCGGACGATCACGTGCCGCTCGGCGAGATCCCCGCGACCGGCTGCATCGAGCCCCGTGAGCAGTCCGCCCGCGACTTCGGCGAGCCGGACGACACCCGTCGCCGGTCGCGGCGCTTCGGATGCCGCCAGCGGCGCGTAGAGCACCGCTGCGGCGACTTCGGAACCGTCGTTCGCTGCGTTGTCGTACGGGGCGTATTCGCCGGTACTGGTCACGCCGAGCACCTGCCCGGCCGGCAGCGCCGGACCTGCCTTCACGACGATCCGCTCGCGCGAGATCTGCCCGTTACCCTCCGACACGAGAAATTCGGCCGGGAGATTTGCCTGTACCTTCCAGTTCGACATGAGTTTTCCCCTCCTCGGATTACGTCAAAGTTACTTGCCGCTCTTGCGAGCCGCGTAGATGGACGCCGCACGCGGCGCATTCGCGACCACGGGCGCGTCTTGCGACGCAACCGGGGCAGCACGATGGTTGATCGGCTTCTGCGAGGCCGTCACGCGCTCGAACAGCCGCGCTCGCACCTGATCGGGCGACAGGCCATCCGAGACAAAACCGGCCGTCAGTTCGGTCAGGCTCGCGGCCAGACAGATGCCCGCGATGTCCTGTGCGTTGCGGATGGCCGCGTCGACTGTCGCGCGATCCCGCAGGCCGGTCGCCAGCACGATTCCTTCGGCGCAGTGCTCGATGCGCGCGTCACGGCATGCCGCGTACACATGTGACGCCAGCGCCGCAACGTCCGGCGCTGCCGGCGGCTGCGGCTGCGGCTGCGGCTGCGGCGCAGGATCGGCCGGCGGATTGACCGGCGGCACCTCGCCGTCACTCTCCAGCGCGGCCATGATTTCGGCGGGCACCGACGTGAAGCGTGCCGCGTGCCGGGCTGCGCCCGCGTATGCGGCAATGCGGACCGGATCGACAATCGTGTCGCAAAACCCTTGCTCCTTCGCTTGCGCGGCCGTGAGCCAGGTCTCAGCATCCATGATCGTGCGGACCTCCTCCGCCGTCCGGCCGCTGCGCTCGACGTATGCCGCCAACATACTGTCGGACGTACTGTCCAGCAGATCCGCAAGCCTGCGCAGATCCCCGGCCTCGCCGGCCGCGAACGTATGCGGGTTGTGAATCATCAGCCGCGCATTCGAAGGCATCTCGATCGTGTCGCATGCCATCAGGATCAGCGACGCTGCCGACGCAGCCACACCGTCGACGCGCCCCGTCACCTTGCCGGCGTACCGCCGCACAGCGTTGTAGATCGCGAACGCGTCGAACACGTCGCCACCCAGCGAGTTGATCGCGACGACGATCGATGTCGCTGTCGACGCCACCTCATCGAGCTTCGCGGCGAACATCTCGGCGTCGGTGCCCCAGAATCCGATTTCGCCATAGATCCGGATCTCTACCTCGCTGCCGCCCGTCGCATTCGCCTGCGCACGGATGTCCCACCACCGCTTCTTCTCTTTCATTCGCCATCCCCATTAGAAAGATCGCTCGCCCCGTCGGTGGGATCGAGCGTGTCATATCGAATTCCGAGCCGGCGCTCGCGCGCGAGATCGTCCGCGTTCTCCTGATCGACCTGCTCCGGATCGTCACCGCGCGAGAGGACTGCACCTGTCCGGCTCGCCAGCCCGGAGCGGATCTCCATCCGCTTCGCCGTGACGTCCTGCACCGGATGGATATACGGCCAGCCCTGCGGCACCCACCGCACCCGCAGGTACTCGCGCCGTCGCCGGTAGTAGTCGGGCATCGCCATCGCGCCCGACAGCGCACATGCGTCGACCCACCAGCGCCAGACCTTCCTGCAAAACTGGTGAATGAACACGTTCCACTGGAACTGCTCGATCGACCGCCGGAACTCGTTCAAGATCACCCGCAGTACCCGATCGCTTACATCGCGCAGATCGCCCGTCAGGACTTCGTACGGCATGCCGACCGACGCCGCAGCAGCCATCAGTTGCTGACGCATGAATGGGCCGTAGTCAGTCCCCGCGCCCGGCGGCTCCGCAAACTTGACGTCTTCGCCGGGGGCCAGCTCCTGCATGCTTCCCGGTTCGAGCGAAACGACCGGCGAGAAGCCGTCGACGTCGTACTCCATCGCCGCGCCCGTGACTGGATCGCCCGGCAGGCCAGGCTCGGCGGGCGGCTTCGTGATGAATCCGGCAAAGAGATTGCTGACCTCCTGCCGGAACAACACGGCGTCGTCGAAGTTGTCCAGCGACTTGAGCCGCAGCAGCACGGTCGACAGTTCGGGAACGCCGCGCACCTGGCCGGGCCGGAGCGCGAGGAACACGTGCGCGATCTCGTCGGCCGGCACACGAACCGTCTGCATGCTGGCCGTCGATGCACGCCCGTACTCGCCGGGATGACGCTGCAGCAGGTGATACGCAACGCGTCGACCGTCCGCATTGAACTCGACGCCGTTGACGATCTCGCCCCCACCGGGGACGATTTCGTTCTTCTCCATCGGCAGCAGATCGCCTTCGAGAAGCCGGATCTGCATCGGGACCGCCAAACCTTCGCTCGGACTGCGGAACTGACGACGAACCAGTACCTCGCCGTCACTGAAAAACGCCCGTGCAGCAAGCGTCTGCACGCCCGCCATGTCGAACAGCTCGTCCGCGTCGATCTCCTCGCAGCTATCCTCCCAAAGTTGCTTTTGCATCTTTCGCACCGCAGCGTTCGGATGCTTTGGATGCGCTTGGATGCCGTTGCCGATCGTGTTCGATACGAGTCGCGCAATCGCCGTCTTCGCCCACGGATCGTTGCGAATCGCGTCGCGAGCGCGCGAGCGCAGCAGCGGCAGGTTTTGCGCCGCCGCCGCGTTCGGTCCCGCGCTCGACGCACGCCACGACTTCGCCCGTGCGCCCGTCGTGCTCGCCGACTCATATGCCGCCGCCTTCAGCCGCGTGGGCACCACGAATCCGCGCCGCGCGAGTGACGGAAAGCCCGCCTTCATCGCACCCCCTTGCCGGCGTGACGAATCCGGACGATCGACGAACGCCCGGCCGCGCCGTTCAGGTCGCGAATGATCTCGGTGCGTGCTTCGCGCAGCTCGCCGATCGAGCGATATTTCACGCGCCGGTCGGCATACTGGACTTCCAGCTCGCCCTTCGCGATTGCAGACTGGATGTTCTGCAAATCCTGTTTTGTGTATGCCATGCCATTCCCTCGTTTAGCGCCGCTTCAGGTACGTCGAGCGACCAACACGACGCCCCTGAATGCGCGAAACCCCGCTCGGAGGCGGGGTTTCGGTGGGTTTTGCTACCTGCGGCGACGGCCGCGGCGTCTCGATAATCTCGGGCACGTCCGGTGGATCGGGCGGCACCTCGGCCGGCAGCGCCGCAGGCAATGCCTCCAGCACCGGCACCGCATCGAACAGGGAGACCTGCGACGCACGATGCTGCTCGACCTGCCAGTGCGCCTCGGTCATCAGGTGCACCTTCACGCTCCGAGCCGCGTGCAGCGCGTACCCTTCGCAGTCCAGTGCTTCGTTACGCGGGCTGATCTTCTTCCACACGCGCTTACCGCCACGCGGCCCCGGCACCTTGACCTCTGCCGTGAGCTGCGACAGGTAGTCGCTGCGCACACCGCTATACCAGTGCATCCGGCCCGGCCCGTCGCCTTCGAGCTTCAGCCGGTTTTCGAGGATCAGATCCTTCGCGCGGCTCACGCCAACCATATACGGGCGCAGCCCGTACTTCGCCGCCTTGCTGTTGTTGCGCGTCGAGTCTATAGACGCCTTCGGTACGCTGAAGATCTCCGCGTCGACGTTGCTGCTTCCCTTGACGGCCATGACGTTGTAACCGGCGTGCTGCGCAGCGCGCACATACTTGTAAACCGCGTCCGACGTAGCGCCGTCCGACGAGTCGATCGACGTTGCACGTACACGCAGCAGCCAGCCGTTCTCATGCCGGTATGCGTGCGACAACAGCATCGTCAACGCGCCCCATACGCCGCCCGTCATCGGGTCTTGCTGTTGCTCCGTCACGTTGCCGTAGATCTCGCCCCATGCGACGAGCCAGCTTTCCTCGCCGCGCCCCCATGCACGCAGGACGATCGCGAGCCGGTCGTGCTGCACGTCGACGCCAAGCGTCAACACCAGACCGCCGAGCGGCACCGTCAGCTCCGCGTACGGCAGCGCACGTTGCGCGAGCACGTCCAGCTCGGGCAGATCGGTCTTGTACTTGTACGCCCGGCCCTGCGAGTTGTTCACGAACGAACGCATCTTCGTATCGTCGCCCTCGCGCAGCGCCTTGTCGGCCGTCAGCCACTTCTTGACCAACTCGGCCATGTTCGAGCCGGGGAACGGCGACACCAGCTCGTTGATGCGGAAGCCGGCAACGCCGTGAAACGGTGCCGTCGCAACCCATCGCCCGCGACGGACAGCGCGAATACGCGTCGCGTCGTCCCACAACGAGCCGCAATGCGGACAGGTGTAACGGGCCGTCTCCGGTTGTGCGCGACCGTAGACCTCATGTACGACTTCGGCGCCCTCGCTCCACGTGACGTTTTCCCACGCCAGCTCATGCTCCTCGTCACAATCAGGGCATGGCACCAGATACACGCGCTGATCCGATGCCGCGTAAGCCTGCTGGATGCGCGACAGGCCGTCGATGGTCGGCGTGCCGCCCAAGATCATCTTGCGTCGCCGGGCCGAGTAGCTCTTGTTCCGTTCCTCCAGCAGCGTGATCGAATCGCCCTGCTCGCGAACGTTTGTATTCGCGTCGTCCGGCTCTTCGACCGCAACGACCGGGGCGGGCGTCGACTTCACTTCGTCCGGCGCGTTCGACGTGATGAACTTCAGGAAGCCGCGTGCGAACGTCTTGTGATCCCACAAGTTGTTTTTGTCGCGAGCCGCGTGAACCGGCAATTTCGCCGACAGGCGAGGCGTCACCTCGACCATCGGCTCGAACTTCTCCAGGTTGAACTTCTTCGCCGTCTTCTCTTTGGGGAACATGACGATCATCGGGCACGGGTCAACGTCTATCCGCTTGCCGATGTAGTTCAGCAGCACGCCATCTGTCCACGCGACCTGCGCTGACTTCATGCATACGATCTTCTGCACGGTCGGATCGTCCAGCGCTTCGTGCATGCCGAACACCCACGGCGTGATGTTCGGGTTATACCGGCCGGGGCTGGCCGAACCCTTCGCGCTCAACCGGCGATGTTTGCGTGCCCAGTCCGTCGTCCCAATTCGCTCCGGCGGACGTAGCATCGTCGCGATCCGGCGAATCACCGCGTGGACTGTCTGGGTCGTATTCAGAAAGCTGCTCAAGGCATCCATATATGTGCTCGTTCAACCATTCGACGTCGACCTCGACGCCGTATAGCGTGCGCAGCTCCTGCATCAGTTTGTCGGACAGCGACAGCATCTCCGTTTGAAATGCGCCGACCATCAGGCCGTACGCCTGTTCGAGCTGCGCCGCGTTGACGAGCTGCCCCTTCTTCTCGGCAAGCGTCAGCAGCTTGATCTCGCGATCGACGCGCTCCGTCATCGCACGCTCGGCGACGAGATCGATCCCGGTCTCGCTGGAGCGGCCGGCCGCGACCTCGCGCAAGTGCCGGATGTAGGCGATGCGGATCTCGTCGATCGACACCGCGCGGTAATCGAGCCGGACCTTGTCGACGAACCGCGAGACGGCCGACTGGTCAAGGTCGAGATGGTCAGCGATCTGCTGCTGAGTCGGCATGAATATGACCCCCTATGGAAACTCGCCAGTAGAGAAAAAACGCGGGTGCGAGCCCCCGCATGCCGGACCACTTACAGGGTCCCCGCTTGCTGATTAAGGGTTCGTCGCGGACCTTCGTGGGAATGTAGGAGACACGCCTAGGTTCGGCCGCCACGCGTTGTCCGCGCGCACCGTTGATTAGGCCCCGTCGAGGCAGACGTACACATTGAAATTCGCGGCACTTTACAAGAATGCGTCGTATCAATCGTGTGATGCCCATGTTCATACGTAATCGGGCCCAAATATTGCTAATCGGTAACTTGTACACACTACTGATCGATCGCGTAAATACCAGAACTAGTACACGCGCAATTTACGAGGCAAACTAGAGTCTGGCTGCGGGCCACGGGGCCGCATTTGCACTCTCGCAACCACGGATGTTGATCATGGCAACGATCCTTCTCGTTGAAGACGATGAAGAAACGCTGCATGCGTTTCGACTGCTTCTTGAACACGCCGGCTACAAAGTTATGTTGGCTCGGAACGGTCAGGAAGCCCTCGCCCAGATATTAAAAATTGCAGTGGACCTCGTGATAACCGATTGGTCGATGCCCTGCATGGATGGAGTAACGCTTTGTCGGACACTCCGCAATAATCCTACGTTTTCCCGACTTCCGATCGTGTTGATGTCTGCAAATCAGGCTCCCACGGACGAAGGGCTATGGCACGCATTCCTCCAGAAACCTGTTTCCTGGCCGACGATCGCGCAAACCGTACAGTCTCTTGTCACCGTGCCCCGCAAATAGATTCCTATTGACGCGAACGATGCATCGGTCGAGCCGCACCATCAATTCAACTCGGTTCTATGCCGCAGGTTGCATATAGGTGACTTATTCCTCCGGGGCCGCTAGAGACGTCCGGGGGAATTCACGAAGGACCTAACTATTGGACGTACCTGCACCGGCCGTGACATCCGCGATCGCACGATCACCTGCTCGGTCCATCGCCCACACGACACGGTCCATCGCGTCGTCAAACACGAAGCACCGCGCGGTAACGCGCCCCATGCTTCGATCTTCATCCCACGTCGACCAGACCTCGCTCGGCCCGGCGCTCGTCGACTCGATTCGCATTTCAGCGCCCCAATGCAAAAAGCCCTGAGGGCTTTCGCACTCAGGGCTTCGATATTCATTTCGTAAGGGCGAACGCCCTCCCAACAGATCCCGGCAGACAGTTATCGTTGTTGGTCGCGGCGCTCCCGCGATTCAGGACGCCTGTCGGGCGACGGTTGCGACACGAGTATGCGGTCGCTCATTTATCCAGTGACGCGGTAAAGGATATGCAAAGTTTACGCGATCCGCTCTTGAAATGGAATACGTTTCATCCTCGCAATTGACGACGCAATGTGTCGTACACCGATCCATCGACCGTATCCAGCAGCGCGAGCATGTCGTGGAAGCGCCATGACCAGTTCTTCCGATACTCGTCGAGCGATACACCGAGTGCGTGCGCCCGGCCAGCATCGTCGACCTGCCGTTTGCCGGAACCGGAACAGTCGGGGCAGATGTGCCGGCCCTTCGCGTCCGAAGGCGGCGACGCAGCGATCCGCCCCATCCCACCACAGTCGTCGCACGGTTCGTATTCCCGAAAGACCAGCGGCCCGTTACGCCCTTCGAAGAATGGGATACGCTCCTCCGATACACACACCTTCCCGCTGCCCCCGCATACATCACACGCGTGCGTTGACGTCGTGACGGCACGCGCGCGACGCACGACGCCACGCCCTTCGCACTCGACACATTGATCGTTTACCCACTCATCCAGCAATCGCAGCGCGAACCGCTCGACGATGTCGACCTTCGAACGCTCGACAGCGTGCCCCGCCCGTTGATCGCGACGCTCGTCGCGCGACAGGCCCGTGAACCGCGCACGCTTGAATCGGCCCGACGTGCGGATCATCTGCGCCAACAGCAACGTTGCACGTCGAACCATCGCAGCCGTCGGCAGCGGCCCGGCCTTGATTCGGGCCAGCAAGCTCCCGAGATCGTTCGCAAAGGCGAGCGCGCCCAAAGTAACTTTAGGATCGGCAATCGGGTCGGTGAACTGACCACGAACGCTCATCGCAACGCCCACCCGCTCTTTCAAATCGATCATGACTCTCTCCTACTCGTCCTAATGTCTCAATGTCCCAAGGGAAAAGGCTTGCAGGGGTGCGCGCCCGCGACATGCGACATGCGCCGCTCACGTCGCGCATGTCGCGCCCCTGCACCCGCGCCCGAGACCGCGCCTTGGGACGTTGGGACATGGGACGTCCACGGCGCGCCAAGACGGGGCAAGTGGCGCGCTTACCGTGCAGGCACGGCGCGCCACGTGATTACAGCGGACTGTCGTCATCACCTGCTGCGACCAATTCGCGCTCCGCTTCCGGCTCTTGCTCTTCCTTCACGTAGTACCAACCGCGCGATCCGGTCGACTCGCGCTTGCGCACCCAGCCGAGCGACTTCAACGCCTTGCCGATGCGGCGCTGCTCTGCCAGCGTCCATTTCGACGTATCGAGCTTCAGGATGTCCGCGAGGATCTCTTCCATCGTCGTGCGCGAGACGAATTCCAGGGCCTTGGCGATCTTGTCCTCGTACACGTCGCCTTCGTAGCGCTCAGCCTGCTCGATCTCGAACAGCGGGCGCTCATGCTCTTCGACGTGCCACACGACGCCCGAGCGATACAGGTGCACGGCTTCCGCCCAGAGCTGATCACGAACGGCCACAATGCCGTCGATGTCGACCAGCCCGCCGACACGCAGCGGCCAGTAACGCCGGTTGCCCGATTCGTCTTTCAGGTACGTGTCGAAGTTGACCGAACCGGCGAACACGCACTGACGCGGGACGTCGGTCGCCCGCTTGCCATAGAAGTTGCGGAACCGGTCGACGGCCGTCGCGAAGAAGCTCTTCACCGCCGACGAGTCGGCCTTGTTCAACGAGTCCAGCTCGGCCAGCTCGATCACCCACTTCCCGGCCAGCACCGCGTATGTGTCCTTGTTGCCGATCTGGATTGGCGTATCCGTGAACCACGAAGCGCCGGCCAGCACCTTCAGCGCCGTCGATTTGCGATGCCCCTGCTTGCCTTCGAGGATCAGGACGTTGTCGACCTTGCAGCCCGGCTCCATCACGCGCGCGACGGCGGCGATCATCCATTTCATGAACGCGAGCTGCACATACTCGCTGTCGGCGACACGCAGGTAGGTCGACGGCATCGATCGCACGCGCGACACGCCGTCCCATTTGAGCCCTTCGAGGTATTCGCGCACGTCATGGAAGTGCTTCTCGTCCGCCACCAACAGAACCGCGTTCATCACGATATCGGTGCGCACCGAGAGGCCGTAGCGCTGCGACAACCAAAGCGCGCAGCGCTGATCGTCCATGTCAGTCCACTCCCCCTTCACGCCTTGCCGGAACGGCGGTGCCTTGCGCTTCATCACGCGGCCACCGAAGTCGTCCTGCTCGATGACGCCCTGCCACGCTTTGTGATTCGCCAAGATCATGTGCACGTTGCCGAGCGTCGGCAGCAGCGTGCCCTTGTCCGAACGCGCGAGATCCTGCTCCCATGTGTGCGCGCCGTTCTCTGCTTCGCGGCCATCCCATTCCGGCTGTTTCGCGGCAGCGGACGTCGCGGCGGATTTCGTCGGCGTGCCGTCCGCGGTCGACACCGCAACCGTCGCCGGTCGGATCTCTTCGTTCGCTGGCGCGATGACGCGCAAGATCGCCGCCTGCACCTGTGCCTGGACAGGATCGATACCCTCTTCGACGTGCAGGTCGTTGAAATCGGTCAGCTTGCGCTCGCCGCGATTGGCGAATGCTGGATAGACGACGCTGACGTCGGCGACCGTCGCTGCCGCCTCGTACGCACGCTTCAGGCCCGTGTTCTCGAAGCGCTTACGGCGCAACGGCATCACGTCGTTTCCGTAGCTCACCTCGACATACGGCACGCCATTGTCGTCACGACGGCGTGACACGGCGACCATGTACCACGTGTTCTTCGCCTCGATCCGCACCGGGTCGGCACCAAACACCAGTTCACCCCGGAAAGTGAACTCGTCGGCGAGCCAGTCGCGCATGCGCTGCTCGATCTTCCAGTCGTCGTCGGCGCAGATCAGCACGTGCACATCCGGATACATCGCACGCAGGTAGCGCACGGCCGGGAGGATGCCGCCCGCGTCGAAGCAGACATTGACTGCGAACGCCTCATCGATCGCCATGCGGATCGAGCGCGCGGTCGCATACCCTTCGGCGACCAGGACGATCTGGTCGTCTGCGCCGACCTCGCCGAGCAAATACGACGCGCCCTTCTTTTCCATGCCCTTGTTGAAGCGCTTCGCGCCGTCCGGCGTGATCTTCTGCAGACCTACGAGCCGAGCGTCATCGCCGTACTGATACATCGGCACGAAGATCGTGCCGTCTGCGTCGAAACGCACACCTTCGGCCGTGATGCGCTTGCGTTCGAGATAGGCAGACTCGCCATGCTCTGCTGCCCGGTTCCACTGATCGCGCGCGCGGTTCGCCGCGAGCTTCGCCTGACGCGCATCGCGCTCGGCCTGCTCACGGTCGACCGCTTCCTGCCGGCGACGCGTCTCCGCGAGCACTTCCTCGCTCATCGGTGCGCCGCTCCACTCGAATCGCTCGGTGCCCGGATCGTCGCCTGAGAAATGGCCGAACGTGCCGCCATAGCCGATTACCGCGCCCTTGCTGATGACTTCGCGAAGCTGATACCAGTATTTCTTGCGCGGCCCGTATCGGTGATGTTTGCCGTCCGCGATCGGATGCCCGGCGGGCAGGTCAGGATGACCCGCAGCACGCAATTGCTGAATAATCTGGTCCAGTGTCGCCATACAAAAATTCCCTCGATCAAAGTTACTTTGGCCGCATGTCGCGGCCAGATCACAATTCGTTGAGTTGCGCGCTGTTAGCTCACACGACGAGCCGCCTCCAGCTCGACGAGACGACGGTCGCGCTCGACCTTGTGAGAAAAGCTTCGCCATGCGGCCCGCCCCGCCGCATAGCACTGCCGTCCGCTCGGCGAGCGGCTGTACTGCGATGCGCCGCGTCGCAACGCGCTACTGATCCCGTTCACGTTCACATGTGTCTCCGGTTATTTGCCGCGCAGTCGACGCCATTCCGCCGACATGAGATCGTCGAACGCGGCAAGGTCCAGCGCGCAGAGACGATCGGTAAGCTGGTCGCGGAACGCATGACGTTCCGCCTTGGTCGCGAGCGCGGCGCATGCGCGCGCAGCTCGCTCGATAAACAAGCGCACGCACCCGACTGCGTTCGCTTCCGCAAGAATCGGAGCGACGCGATCGGGAAACGTGGCGATCAATTCGGACAGCAAGCGCCCCGCTTCGGCGGGGGCATACTCGAATCGGGATGCGAGCGTCGTTACAGCGCACGCCAGTTGCTGCTCGAGCGAGCAGCAAAGGCCGACGTGTTCACGGTCAGACCGGCAGCACCCCATGCCGGGCTTAAACCGCTCCATGACGACGGCGTCGACGCGCGGCGAGGTTGCGAGCAGCGTGAATCAAACGCTGGAACAGACGCTGGCCCTTGCGGCCGGTCGCGATGATCTGCTCCGCCCGGCCGTCATCGATGCGCTGTTCCCCAAGAACGCGCGTCACGTCGTCTGCGACGCGGCCGACGTGGGCCTGAAGATGCAAAGCAGTCGAGACCAGATGCACGTCCACGCCCGGCCCGATGTCGTCATCAGCGCCATGCTCGTCGACGTATTCGGCAACCAGCCCGAAACGCGCATTCAGCGCATGGAGCGCATCGAGCGCGTGCGCCTTTGCCTCGGTCTTTTCTTGCATCCATTCGATCAGCAGCTCGAACATCTCCATCGACAGGCGACTGTCGCCTACACCACGCAGGCGCAGACGAAGCGATTCCGGCGTGATGTTTTTTCCGCGCCGGACCGTGAGGTGGTTCGCCGCATCGGCGACGCCGCCGGGCGTATTGCGAACGGACGTATAGAGGACGTCCAGCCATTCGGTACTGTCGTATCGGCAGGTCATAACGTTTGAGATCGGAGCGTTTCATCCTGTCGCGACGCGCGAAACGTCACTAGGATTCGAGATGTGCGGTCGAAACCGCACCGTTAGCTGCTGCAGACATGCGTTGCGCTTGGCGATGCCCGCGATTGGCGGACAAAGGCCCAATCGACCCGACTGTTCAGTTCCTCACATCGCACGGCACCGTGGCAAAGCTGCTCAATTGGAGGGCAGTGTTCAGCCGGCACCCGCCGGCCCGCCTGCTTCCATTGCTGGACCGCCGCGCGAGTCACGCCAAGGTGATCTGCAAGCGACTGCATAGTCAGCCCGGCCGCTTTGGCGGCCCGATCCAAGGGGTGTTCAACGATGTTGTCCATGAGCTTCCATCATCAACGCAATGATAGAAATTCTAACATTCAAGAGATAGAAAATATAGCCATATGCGCGCAAGATTTTCTTACCATTGAGCGCATGGACATCGGTGAATGGATAAAGGCGAGCCGCGAAGCTGCCAGCCTCAAGCAAGATGAACTCGCGGAGCGATTAGGGAAGACGCGCGGCAACGTGTCAGCGTGGGAGAACGGCCGTCACGAGCCAAGCTTCGGCCAGATTCTTGAGATCGCACGTATTACCAAGCATGCAATTCCCATCCCCGGCGTTGCGGGTACGCCCATTGGGAACGTTGTCCCGGCGAATGTCGGCACGCGTCGCATACCGCTGATCAGCAGCGTGCAAGCCGGCCTGATGAGCGAGGCAATCACTCCGTTTCCCCCTGGCGGTGCGTTCGAGTACCTGCTAACCGATCTAGAGCTATCGGATCATGCGTTCGCCCTTGAGGTAGAGGGGGAATCGATGGCACCGGAGTTTATGCCCGGCGATAGAATCATCGTTGAGCCAGCCATTGCGCCTAGGCCGGGCGACTATGTCGTCGCAAAGAACGGCAAAGAAGAAGCCACGTTCAAGAAGTACAGGCTTCGTGGCGTGAGTACGACTGGCGCGGAAGTGTTTGAACTGGTCCCACTGAATTCCGACTATCCAACGATAAATAGCGAACACGAACCCGTTCGGATCATTGGCGTGATGGTTGAACACCGTCGATATCGCAGGCGATAACTCGCTCTCCCGCAGTCCCGCTTCGGCGGGATTTTTTTTGCGCATCCACTCCTGACTATTGCGCGCCCGATCTCAATAGATAGATTTTCTACCCCAAAGGGTAGTTTTTCTTGCGCATGAAAGGATAGAAAATCTATCATTCTCACGTCACAACCTATCGTGAGGAACTGATGAATCGCGAACTTCCAGAAGTGCACGCCTCGCAACCCGCCGCTCACCACTGTCAAGCGAGCTGCCTGATCGATTGCCAGCTCTACGACCGTCACGACTGGCTCCGCGACGAGCAAACACCCCGCATTACCCCGTCCGAGCCGGCACGCCAAAGCAACTTTGAAAAATCGAAGATCTTCCGCTGGACGGTCGTCGCCGCTCTGCTGTTTGTCGTCGTGAACGTGTTTCAGGACGATCCTGTCGTAGCTCCGACGACCGCCTACCACGTCACCGTCTAAATGCCCCGACATTGCCGGGGCGAGCGGCCCCGGCGTCATGGAGACCGTCATGCCGCGCATTACAGTAAAAGCCGAACCTCTCTTCGATGTCGAACGTCGAGATACCCTCTCCCTTCACACCATCACGCGATACGACCGGAACGCACGTCGTCCGTCGACCCCGATTCTGATCGGCAAGTACGTAGTCGGACGTCGCCCACTGCCGGACAGCGTGCATACGGAATATTTGATTCTCGACGGTACCGAGATTGCGCGCAGGCAGATCTCGATTCCGGACGAAGGCAACTGCGCCGACGCAATCAAACGCCTGCGTGTCGCCAAGCGCGCAGCGGGTGTTGAGGCGTCGAACGCGATCGATAAAGCGAAGAAGCGCGGCAAGACGCGGACGGCGGCACCGCAGGAGGTTGCGTAATGGACGACCGCACGCAACAGCTCGACCTGACCGCCCCGATCCCGACCGGCAACATCAAGGCCGCGGCCGCAGCGGCAGGCGCGACGTCAGCGGACCTGTGGATGGTCCCCTACGACCAGCTTCACTACGATCCCTCCGACAACATCCGACCGGTTGATCCCGAATGGGTGGCACATCTCGCCGCGCTTATGCGGGAGAACGGGTACGACAAAGGCTCCCCACTCCATTGCTACGCCCGCAAGGTTGACGGCAAAGATCTGCTCTACGTTTACAAGGGGCAGCACCGCTATCTCGCGGCGGGACACGCGATCGCCACCGGGAAAGATTTGGGCAAGATCCCGGTTGTCGTCCGCGACGCGAAGAACGTCAACCGCGCCGAAATGGTGATCGACGGCTATCTCAGCAACAACGGCAAGCCTTCTTCGCCCCTTGATCTGGCCGTAGCCGTCGCAGAGTTGCGCGACATTCATGGCATGACCCTTGCCGCCATCTGCAAGCGCCTGGATGTCACCGATCAAACGATCCGCGACGTCGCCCTGCTTGAACGGGCACCGGTCGAACTGCACCAACTCGTACGGAAAGGCCAATGTACCGGCACACTGGCCATCGAGCAGATACGCCAGCACGGCGGCGAAAAGGCGCTCGAACGCATCGTCGCCGGGATTGCCAAAGCGGCTGAAGCCGGCAAGACGAAGGTGACGAAGAAGTACCTCGAGGCAACGCCCCTGCTGGATACGCACCCGGACTCCGAACCTTCGCGCGAGCACACAGCCCCCGCAGCCGCAGACAACGACTCTGACGCCGCACCGCTCGCCGCGTCAACGACCGTGGAAACCACAATCGAGACGCAGGCGCCAATGCAGGCAGCGTCGCGCCAAAGCGTCCCTGCCAAGATCAGCGAGAAGCAGTCAAAGCAACTTTTGCAGGCCCTGCAGGCTGTACTCCATGACAAGAACTTCGGCCGACTGGCAAAGCCGACGATCGAAGCAGTTCATTCCGCGCTGATACCCCTCGCCGATCTACTCGGTCGCCCCTCGTCCACGAAGATCTGGCCGTTGTCAGAGCCAGATGCAAACGGCTGCTGCCAGCCTGTCGATACGGTATGCGGACCTGAGCGAACCGGAAGAATTAAGGGGCCGCTCGCATACATTCGCGTCGCGCAGCCCGCACCCGGCACGTGGATCTACGCGATCGAATACAACACCGGCACCAGCTTCGCGAGCGACCCGCTGAAGGTATCGCACCAGACGCGCGCGGTATGGACGCGCGTTCAAGCGATTCGTTCCGGCGCAGCCCGGCTCATCGAGACGATCAAATCGCCGGTCCACGGGCGAACCAAGGCCGAGCAAGCGTCATTCAAGCGCATTCTCGAATGGGCGCACGAGATCGTCGGCATGCCCGATCCCGACATGACGGCCGAATTCTCCGCTGCCACCGCGAAGGGTGAACGCCCCGATTTGTCGGATGTGCTGACGGCCATCGGACACAAGCAACGGATCGCGTCGAATCGGGCGCTGCTCGACGCCGCATTCCCGACTTACAAGGCGAAGCTCGCTCTTGGCCCTGCGTCCGCGTGGCCGTTCCCGACCGGAGCCGCAAATTGAACCCGCGCCCGGCCCTTTCTACCCCACGTCCGCTGCCGCGAAAGCGGGAACACGCGAAGAAGCGCCTGGCTATCGCACTGGCGAGCGTCAACGGCACTTCGATGCAATCGGACAACGACGGGCTGACGCCCGTAAAAACGATCCAGAAAGACGAAGCGCCGCTCGCGCGGCGCAAACCAGTCCAGATGAACGAAGCCTTGGCGGATACCCGCCAAGGCACGCTCGCGCGACTCGACGCTCTGCGCATCGAGATCCGCGCGTTGATTGTTGATATCTCGCACGCGGCCGACATCGAGCTGCTGGATCTGATGGCCGACGAGATTGGATCATTCGCCCGCCACAAGGCGGCGCAGGACGCGCGCACCTGGGCCACGACCGCCGCGATCACGCTTGAAACCGGGCTCATGCAACTCGCCCGTGCAACTCAGCCCGTCATCGAATAA